GTCTATGTAACTTGATTCGCTAGATACTTATTTATAACATAAAAAAAGGGGCATTAAAGCCCCTTTTAATATTAGTTATATTTCAATGCTTATGCACCAGATGTACCGAATACACAACGTGGATCAGAGAAACCAAATGAGTATCTCTCTCTTGCTTTGTATCGGATGTTACCTGTGTCAAAGTCACCTTCCATCACTGTCTTTAACGGAGTTCTTGTGAAGTGTTTGAATCCGTTAGGAGCATCAGTTTTGATGTAGAAAGCATCAGCGTCAGTTAAGTAGTGGTTAACGACATAGCCTTCAGGAATCATTGACATGTTTCTGATTGCGTTGATGTCGTTATCTGCTGTGCCAACTCTTAAAGTAGAGTTCATTAGTCTGTCAGCAGTGAACTGTAACTGTCTTGGTACGATTAGTTTCATACCTTTGATAGCTGTTCTTAGGCCTCTCTCATCTCTGAAATCAGCGATGTCGATAAGTGCCTGCTCAAGTGATGTTTCGTTCAAGTCAGCATCTGTTGCTAGTCTGTTTGATAGGAAACCACCAGTTTGAAGTGGGTGTTGTGTATTAATAAGTGATACACCGTCACCACCTGGGTTGCTTCCTGCAGCGCCAGCAGAAGCGAAAGCATTGTTAAGAACTGCCATAGCTTTAACTTGCTTTGTGTTTGCCATTGAACGAGCAAGTGCTCTTGTGTATCTAGCAGCGAGTCTGTCGTAAAGGTTGTCCTCTACAGCTTCCTCAGTGATAGAGAATGCAAGTGCAATTGTTTCGTGTTGGTAACGAGCTGTGAAAGTTTCGTTAGCTGTATCGAAAGCTACGCCCTCACCTTCTTGTTTGGTGGGTGCAGTTCCGAAACCTGCTAACATTACTTCTTCTTCAAATGCTCTGTCAGATGACTCAGCATCAAAGATTTGAGCATGTTCGTTATCATATCGTGCGTATTCCAAGCCGAACAGAGCGTTCAAACCTGGCTCTAACTCTTTAACGAGTTGACTTCTTGATATAGCCATAGTTTAACCTCCTATATGCCTGCAACATTAGCACTGTATAAGTGCTTGTTAAATTTAACGACGATGTTAGCGTTGTTAGCAGTAAGATCTGAGTTCTCAGGATCTCCTGAAATACCAACAATTTTAACAGCAGTATCAGCACTAGTTGAGAAAGTCTCACTGTTTACTTCTGCTTTTGATGTTCCACTGTGTGTAGAACCGGCAGTGTAAACTAAGTTAGCTGTTTCACCAACGTTAGCTAATGTCATTGCACCAGATACTTGAACTTCAAATAACTGATTCGGATCGTCTTGTACGAAAGCTTTGATAGTACCGTCGTAGCTTGAAGTGTTAGCTGCGTGGTAGTTTGACCATATTGGTTTTCTTGTGTTCACGTCAACGTATTGAACGCCGTTGAAAACACCTACTACTACGTCTGCAACACCATTAGCAACTTCTACTGTACCACCAGCTACCATCTCCACAGGATCTCCCTGGAAGATTGAGGTCGCATAGCCGTTAGCTACAAGGTATTGAGTCTGACCGTTTGTTGACGGACCAGAACCTTGCATTCTTACAGCTCTGAAACCAAAGGGGGCGTCTTGATTTGCCATGTTAATACTCCTTTAAAAGTATGTGTTGTTAGTAAGTGTTACGTCTAGGTCAGAAAAAAAATTATTCACTTTTTTTCGAGCCACCGAACGTAACTCTAGTTTTTCGCTCGGGCTTATTGATCGGCATAGAAGGGTGTTGTTCCTTTAGAAGATCGTTGTCAACAGCATCCTGTTGATCATGAGCTAGTTGAGAGTAGTATTGATCTCTCTCTTTTGCGATCTCTACCGGCACCTTTGCCAATAATAGTCCACCAACAGAAACGATACCTGCGTGTTTTCCTTCAGCTTCACTAGGAAAATCAAAATCGGGATATTCATCTGCTCGAACAAGTTCATAACCTTGTCTGAGTCGACCGATAACGTTTTTGTTATCTTCATATCCTCTTACTGATTCCCTAATCCATCTGAATTTAAAACCCTCAGGTGGTTCTGGTGTATCAAGCGAGCTTGGTAGCTGCCAATGTTTTTTGCGTGCTTCTTTATCCCTTGTGGATGCAGATCTAGGTGTCTTATCAATCATAATGTTACCTCCTCTGTAACTTTAGTTTTTCCGACGCATATTGTTCGTTGGAAAGACCAAGTCGTTTTGCGATAGCCGCTTCTGAACTTGACAACTTAACTACGTTGCGTCCTGTGCCTCTGTTTCGATGTGCGCTTGCCACAGTCTGGACGGGCTGTTGGCGTGCGGGTTCTTCGGATGAAGAATCTTGTTGAAACTTATGAGGAAGGTTTTCCCTCATACGTTTATCAATCTCACTATAATAGTAATCTGTGCGTGGATCAACACCTTGATTTACTAAATCTTCGTGAATTGCATAAGCAACGTTGGTCATCACCTTATCAGTGCCAAACCATTCGTTTTTCTCTGCCCAAGACTCAGCTTTTGGATCCTTAACAGGTTGTTGAGGTTGTACTTTAGGTATTTCAATCTCTCTTTCCTGCTTAGGAGCATTTGCTAAAGCCTCTTGTTGGGCTTTTATTTGCTCATATCTGCTTTGCTCTGTGCTTAATTTTCCAATTTCAAATTGTGCATTTGCGACAGCATCATAATCTTGGTCTTCCATTGCTTTTTTAAGCTTGGCTTTCGCTGCTTCCATGGAACCAGTCAAACGACCACCCATCTCATTTACATAGCCACTATTAAGTTTGCCTAATTCATCTTTAATTTTATCTCTTTCGGCTTTAATAGCTTGAGCAATTGCTATTGCTTCTTCTTCACGTCGTCTAGATTCACCAAGCTGATAAGCATATTCATCAAATCTTTTCTGAACAGACTTACTATACTTATGTTTGGAATCTTCTTTAGGTTCCTCTTCTTCGAGACTTACTTCTTGTTGTTTTGACTTGTCTTCAACAACAGGTTCTTCCTGGTTGTCAGACTCTACTTCAAAAGTTTTTTTCTCTTGAGGAATCTCAATTTCATTTTCTTCTGTTGGAGAAGCAATATCTTCCGACTCTACCTCTACAGAATACTCTTGTTTTGTTTTATTGCCTGATTGAGCCTGTAACTCAGCAACTTGTCTATCTACTTCGTTCATGTGTATACTCCTAAAATATCCTCAGGACTTTCGACAGTCCCAATTATCTCATCATCATTTAGTATTCTGAGTTCGCCTCCCTCGATTTTGATTCGAGATCCAGCGTATCGTGCGATGATTACCCAGTCGCCTTTTTTACACCAAGGTCCATGTGGAAATTTATCCTTGTCTGCGTAAGCGTCGGGTCCGACTTCTAGAACTAAAGCACATACAGAAGCAACTTGTTGATCTTCTACAGCTTTGTCAGTTAATAAAACACCACCTTTAGTTTTACCTACACCTTTGTAGGGAAGAACTATTAATCTCCAACCTGTTGGTTTGGGGACTTTACTAAGGTCGCTCTTTTTATCTTCTTCTTTTTTCTCAGCGGGCTTTATCCCCACTATCTTTTTTTCGTTGGGCATTATCAGCCCCGTTGTCGACTTCATCGTCTACCTCCCATTTGCGAAACAGATCCCTAATATCTGAATCGAGTTTGCGAAGAGAAGTTAGTTGACCAACTAGGTATTGGTATTTATCCCAACTCTCTACGTTTCCGTCTATGATTACAGACTTTACATCGTCTTGTCTAGTCTTTATTAGACGTAAAATTTCTGTGTATATATTTACTTCCACTACTTAGTAATTTTCTTAGACTTCTCAAAAGTCCTAAGCCCGGCCATGCCTAAAAGTGCCATGACTAAAGGCATTAATTGTTCCATGTTCATTTGGGGTAGTGGACCCACTTCAATTTGGAATACTCCTAAAAAGAACTCGATAAAAGGTTTAAGGACAAATTCGAAAAATATGGCCAATGCTGCACTAAATCCAATGAGGGGTCGCCAAGAACGTTGCAGTAAACCTGAAATATCGGTAGCTGTAGACTGAGCATCGGCTAAATTAATATCCATTTGTTTAGAGTTAATTTCATTTTCAAGTTCTTGTAGTTTAATTCTTATTTGACCTTTTTCTTCTTCGGATGTGTGAACACTGTCGATCACTTTACCAACAGTGTCCACTAAAGATCCGCCTAAAATTTTAGATAACATTAATTAGATGTATTGAGCGATGATCCAGCCAATAGCAATACCTATTACAAGCCACTTCTTTTTGGGATGATCATTCCATAATTGTTTGATTTTATCCATTAGAATACTCCTTTGAATTTGGTACCACGAATCGCAGCACCGGTTCCTCTCATACCTTGAGAGTTAGGTCCCTTTTTAGGGGGAACTGTTCGTGTGAGTCTTTTCCCTTCGACTGACCCACCTTTTTTAAATTTTTTAATCATGCCACCGTTCTTTGCTTCTTTCGGTACTCCATCTTTATATTTTGTGGACATTTCATTCATGATTTTTTTAAACTGATTAAACTTCTCTTGAGTATCAATATCTTTATAAGACTCTACGCCGACAGCTTCTTCTGCCATATCAATAATTTTTTGAGGGGTAGATAACCCTCCGCCGAAAGTTAATTTCTTATCGATAAAAAGACCGATCTTTTCTTTAAGGCTAGTTTTTTTATCTTTATCTTCAGCCATTAAAATACTCCCTTAAAACCTTTTCCGCTAATTGCAGCTCCAGTTCCTCTGGATACCATTCCACCGTTTGCTTTTTTCTTTGGTTCCATCTCTTTAGCCATCTTCATTTCCTTTTCAGTAGCTGGACGTAAGCCAATCTCTAAAACCATACCGCCATCTTTTTTCTTCATAGCGCCACCTTTTTTCATGTAGCCCATTTTGTTTCTTACACCCGTTGGTAATTTTGCTAGACCTGGGTTTTTATCTTTATCAATTGGTTTTAGTGGCATCGTAATCTCCTAGTGTACTGTTTTGTTATATACGGGGATAACCTCGTATTTGTAATTTGCTAGTAACTTTAACAA